GGTGTGAATCTAATAATGTTTGGACTACCAGGTAATGATGTTGAAGCAGAATAAGTTGGGTATCTATCAGATGTTTGACCTGTTAAAGTCCAATTACTTGTTCCTTTAGATGTAAGTTGTGAAATATAAGTTGTTCCACCCGACAATATCAAGTTCATAGTTGTGCTATCAGAAGCATCAAACCATAGACTTGGTTGAACGAATGGGAATGGCGTTGAGGATGGAGTGATGGATGGGGTTAAAGTTGGTGAAGCTGTAATGCTCGGAGTGGGTGTCGGTTGAGCTGTTGCGGTCGGACTAGGAGAAACAACAGGAACATCAGGTTGATTTCCATTACCTGAAATGTATTGACCTGTAAGGATTGCTGAACCCAAACCAGATTTCATTGATAATGGTTTCATCAGTTCATTAACATCGGGTTTGTAAACTCTAACAAAGTTTGTTGCTGGTCTATATGAACGACCTTTCCATTGTAATCTCATCTATAAAATGTTGGCTTAAAATAAGGGGGGAATGACCCCCCCTTTATTTATATATTAGTCTTGAACTGTGAATCCTGTAGCGATAGCCGCAAGAGTTGTTGTTACATCAATCTCACGAGCTGGGTTTGGTTCACCACCAGTCATCGTAACAGAAATACCGTTGAGGTCGTTATAGGCCTGGCCTGTCTGCTGACTCGCAGTGGTCACCATAGCTCCGTTACTCCAAGCAACAGCCCAATAACGCTCGTTATTGTCTTTTATGATTATGTAAAGTTCATTTTGTTTAACCAAATCAAAGAATAAATTTCTAAGTGTTTGGTTAAGTTTCGGTAAGGATATTACCACAGCAGGTTGGAATGTTACAGATTGAGCAACATCGTTAACCAAAATGTCTTCAGTGAATGAAGAAGATTGTTTAACAAGTTCAAAGTGATACCATGTACCACGACCACTAAAGCTAGTGATTTCCTCTGAAACATTTGTTGTGAAACCAGAAATAGTGTGAGCACTATCACCTAAAATCCACATTTCCTTGATACCCCCGATTGATGCGTTTCTGCAATCAAGGTTATATCCTTGGTCTATATAACACGACATAGTTTATATTATTTAAATTTGGTTTATTAGTTTTTCGCAAGGACAAATGAATCTACAGAGAATACTCCAAGACCATATACCATACGAGCGATGATTTTTACGATGTCTTCGTAAGGGTCATACATACCTTTGATTTCAATACCACCATTATCAGTTGCGTTCATACCTACCATGAAGTAAGAAGCTGGACCTGCAACAACAGCTGATTGTCCATCAAGACCTTGAGTAGGTATAATTCTAACATTCGTACCAGGTAACATTACTGTCCACTCTTGACCTTGTGCTGCAGAAGCATCATCAAATGAGAATAAGTTTACATAAGAGCTGTTTCTCATTGAAGCTACTAAACCTCTGTAATCAGAGTAAGAGCAGAACATGATTAAATCGTTTCTGTGTAATACATTCGCAGGTATTCTTTGATAGTAACTAGAGAATACATCTAAACCATTTGTAGCTGTAGCTGCTGTGTAAGCAACTTGAGTAGCTCCGTTACCTGAAGTAACAAGTGCTAAAACTCCGTCAAAACACTGTGAGTTGTACTCAGTAGCACCAGTCGCAGTTGTGTTTCTCCAAAGCTGTTTTTCGATACTGTCCGCTATGCGATTTGAGATATCGGTTATGATGAGCTCCTCGAAGGGAACGCTCTCCTGAAAATTCGAGTTAGATAATCTCTGACTCAAGAAGTAATCATAAAGGTCATAAGCACAAAGTGATTGGTTAACCTTTTTGTTACAAGTAGCAATTGTTACTTGTGAAATTGTTGTATCACCAGTAGCGTTAAATCCACATGAACCATCTTGGAAGATAACATTGTTTGTTAAGAAACCTACCTGCTCTGTTCCTTTAATGTTAGGACGGATAGTAGCGTATCTTGGTAAAACCTCACCTAAAATACTCTTGATAAGCATGTCTGTTGCGTTTTCGTCAACCCATACACTCAAGTTATTGAGGTTATATGAAAATTTTTCATTCTTTTTCATAATAAAATTTATTAGTTTGTTTTAGTTTATTTTCTTAAATCTTTGAGGATGCTTACTCTGAAGTCCTCAAACTTTTCTTTGTAATCAACTTTTTTATCCACAGGTTTTCTTTCAGGTGAATTTTTAAAAGTATTAAACTCAGACTTTAATTCGGATAATTCTGTTTTGAATTTTCCATTTATTGTTTCTACGAGTGATAACAGTTGAGAAATACCGTCTTTAAGTTTTTCAACCTGAGCAACTTGCTCAAAGTAAAGGTCCGTAGACATCTTTGCTTTGGTCATATTTTTTGCTTTGATTGAACCACAAATTTTTGCAGCTGTCTCTTCTGAATAACCCTCTTCTGCCATTTTCAACATGCATTCATCCCAAGGAAATTCAGCCATGTCTTCTTCAGCCATCTGTTCAACATTTTCTCTTTGAACAATCTTGCCGTCAACAGTTTGGATTCTAATTTTGTTTTCATTACCAGATGAATCTTTAAGAACAACTTGGTGCTCACCATTTGGTGCCAAAGTCTTCTCTCCATCAGGTCCAAGAACATATACTTCCTCACCTACATCAAATGTTGGTGATTCTAATTTCTGTCCTTGAGCATCTTCAGCAATGGTCATTTTCACTTTTGAACTCTCAACCTCTTCTTGATTTCTTTCTACTTCAGCTTCAGCTGTAGTTACTTCAATCTTAACGATAGTTGATTCTTCATCAAGTGTTAATACCAAACCTTCACGAGTTGTGTGAACTCCTGCAGGTGCTGGTTGCAATGTAGCTTCTCCCAAAACATAAAGAGTTTGTCCAACTTGAAGGTCACCATCAGCATTGTTGGTAACTTCTGTTTTTCCGTCCTCTAAAATAGTTGTGAAAAAAGATTCTTTTTTGAATCTCAAACCTAATAACTTAACAATCTTGTCTAGTGCTAGTGTAGCGTTCATGAGTATTAGTTTGTTTGATTTAAAATGTTTATGATTTCTTTAAGTAAATATTCATCAGTTTTTTCTACCGAAAACTTATACTCAAAATTTCCTTCAATTGATAGACCTTTGACTTTTCCTTGCTTAATCATATCCCATACTTCGTCATTGTCTATCCTATATCCAACCATCCATGTCCCCAATGGAACATCTTGTTTTGAATAACCCATTGAATAGGCTTTATCTTGTTCCCCGTCTACAATCCAAGATTCAACCAAGTAAACCCCACCAAACTTTTGGTCTGAATGTTCATAGTTTGTCTTGTCTGTTCTTTTCTCAATAAGGAATCTTTGACTCATTACCTTGATTGTTTCAGGTTTGAATGTTACAAAATACTTCTCTCTCGTCATCTCATCAATCCTTGGAATCAAAATACCAGGTTTCATTGCTGGTGAATATAACATTCTTTGTTCCTCGTTGATTGAAAACTGAGCTGACTTATTGAAACTAGCAGATAGTGAGGTTGGGGATACCGCTCTAACACCTGCTCTTTGGTAAAGTCTTCTAGCTTCAGAGTCGTTATCAATTGCTTCCACAATCATAAAACCTTTTTCTCTTAACCATTTAGCTTTGTATTCCTTGAATGCATTTGATGAGTTTGGACCTATAGGGAAATCAGACAAATAGATGTCGTCCCACAATACCCCAAGTGAATCAAGTTGTCTTTTGGTTTCTTCTGTTCTTGATTTTTGTCTTCCTGATACAACAACGATTCTATAAGACTTAGCTTTATCATTAATATAATCTATGGTTTTTTTGATTGGGGAATTACCTCTAACCAAAGTATCATCCATATCAACAATGATAACCTGTGAAGAAGCTCTGGTCATCTTCTGTGATTGTGATATCGCATAAGCTCTCTCACTTGCTTTTTTGGTTTCTTCTGAATAGTATCCATTGTTCGGCATTGACTTAGGTGGCATTCCTGCTTTACCTTGTGCAAAACCTTCATCAACAACATCTTTTCCTTGAACCAAAAACTTTCTCCAAGCGTGAACACAATTAGGTCCACCTTTATATAACCACTTGGAATATGGCTCTCTGTTATGACCAAAATCACGATTGGTATCTCTTAAAAGGTCTATCTCCAATCTTCTAAAATATCTTCCTTCAATACTATCACAGAATTCTCTATCAGGTGAACCAGTCAATACCCTCTCATACTTGAAGTATATTGTTGGGGTCTTGTGGTCTCTGTCTTTAATTTCTTGAAGAGTTGAACCCCTCATTGAAGCGATAACTGCTTCAAACTTTTGTTTGTCTGTTTTTGATAGGTATTGTAATAGTTTAGCTACCTCATACTCTTCTTCAGTATATTCTGCTAGTTCATCTTCCTCATCATCTTCATTGATTGCTTGGTCGTGAATTGTACAAGGCATATACATCTCAACACCATCTACCATGTGTACATGTGAACCATTACAACCAATTGTTTCTGCGTAAGTTGCAGCTTCATCAGGGTTATCAAATACTGGTACCCCGTTAATCATTGTTGTTCCAAAGTATGTTCCACCATTATCCCAACAACCTTCCATATCAGGACAACCACAACCACAATCACTACCTTGGTCAATTATTGTTCCCTTCTGTATCTGACCAATAGGATATGCCATATTCTCTTGACCAACATACCCTTCAATTACCTTGATATGATTATCCATATAAGACACATCAAATGTCTTACCTTGAATCTTCTCAATCTCACCAATTATATCTTTGAAATCTTCAACCAAAACCTTAGCTTCAGATAGTTGGTCTTCACTAGCTGTCTTATATTCAAGGACATCTGCCTCAATTTCAAACACTTTATCAGCAACAACAGCTGCAGACCTAATCATTCCTATACTATCTTCTGTTGGTTTAACAGACATTATGTCCTTAAAGGTTGCTTGAGCGCCAGGACAGATGTAAAAATACTTCGTTTTATAACCAAAAACATCAAGCTCATAGGCTGATAACTCCTCTTTTGGAACACAATTGGGGACTTTTTGACCCTCAGCGTTTCTCTTCCAACCTATCATAATATAGTTTTCCCAACATGGACCTTCTTCAAGAATCTGATATGTCTTCTCACCACATCCACACATCTCAGTATCACCTGTTGTTTTTGACCAAGGTTTAAGATTTGAGGTATCAATTGCCATGGCTTCATCAATCTGTTGTAATTTTCTTTGTGCCCATTCAACACCTTCTGTTCCACCCCAACCTAACCAAGCAACATAACCTGCATCCTTCCAAGGTTCACCTTGAAACTCAGGAGCAATTTGTGAGTTTTGTTTGTGTCTAATAAACGCACTCATTCTGGCAATGGTTTCTCTTGAAATGTTTTCTCCACTACAAAGTTGATTTGCTCTTGTCCAACCGACTTGGGTCATTCCTTGAACATCATCACCATGCTCGTCTCTCCATCTTAATACCTTACAAGCATTTTCTTTTGCTGCTTTTGGATAGTCATTATAGGTTTCAAAGGATTGTCTCCCGAACCACATAAATTCAGTTTCAATCGCTGGTTGTAATACCAGAGCAATCTCTTCAACTCTTGTATCACCTGTTAAAGCGTCATCAACCAATAATTCAATTACTTTCAGTGCCATATATTAAAATTTACTTAAGTCATCCAATCTCTTGGATATCATTTGTTCGTTTGTTATATCCGAACCTAATACATAAGCTCGGATTGGGGTTTGTTTTTGTTTAGCTAAGGCTTCAATAATCCTTGAATCATCAAAGTTATTCATCACAAGTGGACGACCTCCACCTGATTGATTTATACTTGATAATAAACCTTGGAAATTCATTGTGGATTGTCTGTTAATTATAGCCTCATTACCTTCTGCAATAATCCCCATTTGGGCTAATGGTATTCCACCATTCTCGTGTGATGGTCCTCTTAATAACATTCCACCTTGTGCTTTAAGATAACCACCCCTTCTCATCGCTTGAGCGTTTGATATTTGGTCTTGGATAATAACTACTTGTCCCAAAGTTAAGGCTGCATTTACACCAGCCATAATAGGTCCAAGGATAGGTCCAAGTTCAGCTAATGCTCTAACAAATGCTTGTGCTCCGTTAGCAATTGTTTGCACTAAAGACAATTGAAGTGAAGCTATTCTTCCCTTTTTTTCAATAGCTTTTGCTTTTTCCTCATACTCAGCTTGGATTTCAAGTCTCTTGTCTGCAGCTTGTTTTGAATCACCAACCACTTGGTCAAGTGTTCTTTTCTCTGCAATTTTTAATGATTCCAAATCTGTTCTAACTCTCTCTTGAGTAAGAGCTGATATCTGATTAAGTGTTTGTGAAAATAATTCAAAACCTCTTATGATATCTTGAGTTGTTTTTTTCCTACTATCTTCTTTTTCCTTCTCTGCATTTTTATCTACTTCAACCTCTTTTTTCTTGTATTCAATGTAAGCTTTTAACAAGTCATCGTATGAAGCTTTTTCAACATCAATACCAGCTGCAATCAAATTCTTTTTGAATGTCTCAAGACCACTACGGTCAGCTTTAACTTTATCAATAAAGTCCTTCTCAATCTTTTGTTCGGTTGTCCTTGCACCAATGAGTAGGGTTGAAATAGTATCAATGTTTTGTAATACAACCCCACCAATAGCTTGTGATAATAACTCAGGTGATTTCTCAAACTCTTGAACTAACTTATTAACCTCTTGGTTTGTCTTAATAATCTTTTGTTCTGCAACAGTGATTGCTCCCGTCAAACTTATGAACTTGTCTACAATCTTTTTAACCTGAGCATCAACTATCTCTGCAGTTATCTTGGTGTCTTTACCTACAATCTGACCTGTCTTTATAAAGGTTTCAAATTGAACTGATAACGC